GGTACTCTGTAGGCAAGTTCGGTCTTGGGACGATCCATTCCGTCCTGTATCGGTTTAAAAAAGAACGGATAATTGACCGATATTGGGACGACTTTATCTGTGAACATTGTCTTGGCGTCGGCCCCAGATTTGGACAGTATGCCGTATCGTGAATCGGAATTAATAGTTGCAAGATTAACCACCTCTCCTGAGGCCATAAACGAAAATCCCGATCTACGGTTTTTGAGATAGCACATTCCATAACACCTGATGTCTGCTTTACAAGCTTCCCAGAATATAAAGAATAATCTGTTTGCTTCCCTAAAGTCTGGTTTCCCAACATCAATTTTGGACCACTGCAAGTACATATAGTGAGTACCAGTAAGGTAAGTAGCCACACTCTTATTATAGAACCAAAAACCTTGTTCTCTTCTAGTAAATTCTTTATCAATGTAATCATACCATTTTTCTTTAAAATCAACCGGGTATTCTTCCCAATCAAAAATTGTTTTGATTTTTTTGAAAGCAATTGGTAATGTTTCTCTATTCCATTTGTTGTTTTTAAATTTAACAACATTCTTAGAAACTTCAGGTAATCCTATATATAAGTTTTGTATCTTGTATATTTCACCTATTTTTCCTGTTTTAGATATAACAACTATATCATGTTCTTCATTATAACCATACTCCCACTTATTATACCTATTCATTCTTTTTAGAACTTTAGGTTTTATGTGGTCTTTAACAACAGTAAAAAGATCTTGCTTATACATTACTTAGATCTTCCTTCTGCAAAACCTTTAAAAGCTTTTTCTTCCTTAACTTCTTTTGGTTTTTCATTTATAATATTCTCTTCTTCTTGTATTCTTTGTAGTATTTCAAAAGCGTCAAATATAGCTAACTTTTTAGTAGCCGCAGCGTTTTTAAGCCTGTCTGCAGAAATGTCAGGGCCAAAATCTATAATGGGCTCTTTAGCGACTTTAATTAATTCTTCAACCGCTATTTGCCCAGCTTGGATTATACTCTTCTTGGTTTTCTTTATTTCCATATTTAATTACAATATCATTAGATTTCATACAATATAAACGCTCGTTTTCTACATTAAAATCATATTCTCCATAAGGAGTATAACCAATACAGTCTCCCTCGTTTATTCCTAGCGCTTCTAAGGAACTATTACCTATTTTAAGTATACCAATTAGGTGCTGTTCTTTATTTGTTGTTAGTTTGTCTTTAGATTTTAAAGGTTTAACAAAACATCTATTGTTTACAGCTTTCCATTTATTCTTATTTTTACATAAGTATATTTGATCAAGAGCACAAAAAAACAGATCATCTTTAAAATAAGATCTTGATTTTTTCTTTACACCTTGCATGCTATAAAAAGTTCTAAAAACATTATGGTGTATTAATACTAAATCGCCTTTTTTTATAATAGTTTCATAAGCAGCCGGAGTTTCAACAACTTCTGCTACATTGTTTACAAATTTAAAACTTTCAATTTTAGTATTTAATATAAGCTCTTTGTCACCTATTGTTTTTTTATTTTCATAAGTATCTCCTAGAGGCTTTACTATGAAATCATACAAGCTTTTCATTAATACTCTAAATCATATTCAATGGATATAGCCATGTTAGAATTAAACTTCTTCCACGGCAATACCTCATTGTTTTTCTTTATGTGAATATTATAAGAATTATCTTTCTGGTCTTGAGTTATATAGGCAATTTCATGACCACCATAGACACTTTGTCCAACAGAGTAGTGCATAGCATCGCTTTTATAATCAGCACCTATACTGATCTTTCTTATTACATTAGTCATTAGTCCTCTGCTTTAACAACAGCGTTTTCACCGTCGTCTTTCTCTATATCAGTGTATTCTCCTGTTTGTATGTTTATGTTAATAGAACCGTATTTCTCTTCAAGAGCTTGTTTATTCTCTTCTATTTTAGGAAGTAATAAATCTAACTGAGATAAAAGCGTGTGTTTTCTCACGTCAGATAACCCTAGTTGTTCTATTATTTTTTGATAATTAGCTTGTTGTTCTTGAACAACTTTTAATTCTTCTTCTGTAATTTTAAAGCTTTCTGCCATTTTAATTTAATTTAATTTAGTGAATTGTTGAAGCATACCATTTGCTTCTTTTGTTAATATATTATCTTCTAATCTGTACTCGGTAATAAATTTTACATTATTAATATTGTCTTCATACTCTGTTTGAACTAAACCGTTTTTTTCATATAAAAAACTTTCTTTAATGTTAAACTTGTCACCTAACTTAAAGTTCCAAAATTTTAAAGATTTAATAATCTTGTCGTGATACACAACTAAAACAGTTTCTTCGTTATTGATGTCTTGCCATACTCCAGCAAATTCTTTTCTATCTTGTGAATACATTAGAATAGAACAGAATAAACATAATGATAATATTAGTTTTTTCATTTTATTAGATTTTATTTAATTTAATTAATACTCTTACTACTTATTATTACTTATAGATTTGAATTTTTCCACGCCTCGTGATCCAAAATAAGCTATATAAACAGTTGTAAGTAACTGCTTTAATAATCCAATCCACTCTTGTTCTACAGTAAAAGATATTTCATGATGACTATCAACCCATATAAAAGCTATAGCCATAATAGATAAAAATATTAAAGCCATAGGTCGTGTATTTTTAGAAAGCCAAGAATCTGATTTCATGTCGCTTTCCCAACGCCTTGTTATTTGACTCTCTGCCTCAGCATTAGCCTTATCCATGATTTCTTGGATTTGCTTTTTAATTAGCAGCTTTTCTTCTTTCGTGGTTGTAAGCTTATCAATGACGTCACCAACTTCTTTGATGACGCCACCTGTAAGCCATTGAATTATTTTTTTCAAAATATATTATTGATTATTTTGACCAGATCGATACATTTGGCCAATTTCTTCAGCGCTAAAAAGACCACTCTGCTTTCTAGAACTTGCAGCTGCTCTACTTCCTGCTCTACCTGCAGCGCGCTGTCCTGCTTCCGTAAGTTGGTGATATCTAGGCATTGTATTTAACTTTTGGTTTCTTCTATTAATAGAATCATTAGCGGCTGTAATATTAGCCTCATCTCTATCAAAGTTAAATTTCTGTGCTCTATTCTCATCAGCAATACTACTCTGAAGAAGTGTCTCAGCCATCGAGTTTGGTGATGTAATTGTATTAGAAGTAGTTGTACTTCTACCAGCATTAGTATTGTTAGATGAACTACTAGACGATGTTACATTTGCAGCATTAGCTGTAGCTGCATCTTCGTCTTTCTTTTTTAACTCTGCAACTCTACGATTAGCCCTTGCTGTTTGCTCTGCAGTTGGTTTAAAATCAGGTCCTAAATCTTTCAAACCTGCTTGGTAGTTAGCTAAATTATTTGTTGATTGCATAGAGCTAGAACTTCCGCCTCCAGTGGTGTTTGAGCTAGAAGAAGAACTTCCACCACCGCTAGTATTTCTAGAGGTTGTTGTCATTGTTGGGTGATCATGACCTTCTGGTCCACCGTGTCCTGCGTCAGCTGCTCCATGTTTCATATACTTAGAAGCTCCAAAGCTCATTATATTAGCTACTTTCGCAGCTCCTTTAGCATAACCATTCATTCTTGCAGCTCCAAAAGATTGAGAGTAACCCATTCTTGCAGCTCCTACTCCATCTTCAGCATAATCAGGTACGCCATTTCCGTTTGCATCTGGTTTTTTCTTAGCCGCGCCTTTTTTATAATCATGAGCGCCTTTATATTTACCGGCACCTTCTTTTTTCTCGCCTTTCATGTGACCATCTGCTGCGCCATGCTTATATTTAGCAGCACCTTTTTGGTTTTTTTCTAACTGCTTTCCTGCAGCTGATGAATCTTGAGCTGTTACGCTACCGCCATCTTGATTTGTTTTCATTTTATCCATTACGTTTATTTATTGTTTTGCATTAATTTTTTTTCTGCTAATTGAGCATCTTTTTCCCAAGGACCTTTACCGGCCTGCATTACTGAGTAATCATATTCTTTTCCTTTAAACATTACTTTACCAGCTC